TTAGCAGCTCAATATCCAGAGAGGTTCTAAGTGTATCAATTTCTTTTTTTAAAATTTCTATATCTTTTTTTAATTTATTATTTTCTTTTTTTAATTTTTTTACTTCATTCTTATTATCAATCTCATCGAAGATTCCAGAATATGTCATTACACGCCACACATACCTTCACACTCATTATTAAACATATCTAATTGATTATCTTTCTTATCGAAATCAACTTCATCTAAAGGTTTACAACTTCTGTGAGTATAATTTTTCATATCTGGATCTTTGTTTATTAATCTAATATTTTTATCAAACTCAACAGCATCAGCAAATTCTTCTGGATTATTTTTTTTCATATTTAACCAACCTTTATCATCACGAAATGGACAACATATACAGGCAGATTTTTCTGGTAACAGAATGTTTTCTTTTTTCATATAATCTAAACAATCTTGCCTATTCATTTTAGCTTCAATTAAAGGGTGTCTGTTTAAAATATATTTATCTCTAGCAGGTTTCATTCTTTGTATTTCATCTGTTGAAATACCAATCCATTGTTCAACATATTTATCTTTTGGAAAATGTTTGCCGTATTTAACACCACATAACTCTCTAATCTTTTTTCTTATAGGAATTATTTTGTACTCACTCGTGCATTGTCTACGAATCATACCTTTTTTTCCAGTAACACTATGTTGATTAAAAAATGGTGCTACTACAAATTTATTTGTGTCTTTAGCATTAAGCATATCTTCTTTTATATTTCCCTTCATAACTTTAAAAATTGGAAAGGGTAATATATTTGAAAGATAGTTAAGATAAGTATATATTCCTTTAGGTTCATATCCTGTATCTGCAAAAATTGCACAATCAACAGGTGGAAGATCTCCTTTAGCAGACATAACTGCCATAGCAGAACTTTGAACACCAGCACCCAAACTTAATACAACCATTTGTCTTGATCTATTTTTATCTATCATTATTTTTCCTTTATTATTTTTTTAACTACTGATCTAGGATATGCAGTTATGTTTCCAATAGATAACTTATCCTCATCATAAGAATAAGAAGTAAAGATCTTAACTACTTTAGAATCTTTATAATATAGGTATCCAATATCTTCACACCAGGAATAGCTAAACTTATCAACATCTGCCAGATCATCATACCATTGACTTGAGCTGCATATATCAACCCAAATTACACGCACCTTTTTATATGGTAATTTTTTTTTATTCATTTTCCTTCCGTTATACAATCTTAATTTAAGTTTGACAATAGCACGAAACAGTAGTAATCAGAATGAAAAAAACGGAAAGGCAAAAAAATGGAAACAGAAAAAATAGAAAAAGCATTCTCAATATTTAATGGTGGTGAAGGATTAGATCATTGGTCATACTCATCAACATCAACTCCATTTGCAAAAAATTTAATTGGTTACACTTTCCCTCAAGAAGTTAGAAGAAAGTTTGCATTCAGATATAAAGCTAATTTTGGAAACCTGGTTAACAATGTTGTCCAAAGATTAATAGCAGATGTAATTTATAAATCTAAAACAATCAAAGAGACAGAGTGGGATAGAGACTATCAAGTTTGTTTCAAAGCAGAACAAAAAGCAATCAATGAGAAGCCACCGGTTGACGAAAAAGATAAGTTCGGCAGAGAAGCTATGATTAAATTTGCAGAAGATTGTATTCCAATTACAAAAAAAGTTGTGCAGCAGATAATTGGTGATGAGAAATTAGTTTGTGAAAGATATGTTGAGCAAAAAGAAATGACTCAGATTAAACCTACAATCGGCAGAATAGATTATGAAACTAAAACAAAATTTATAGAATTAAAAACTAAACCACCTAATTTAAGGAAGGTTAAAGGTAAGGAAGAGTGGAACATGATCACTCAAGATTTACCTTCAGAGCCTACAATAGAAAACCTTACACAAACTTCGTTCTACTACATGGCAACAAAAAAAATACCTTACCTGGTATATGTTAATGATAAAGATTATGTCATCTTTGATCAAAGCCATGAGTTAATGAAGGCAGATCATTTGGAAAATCTTTATTTTAAAATGGTAGAGAAGATTCTATTATGGGAAAAAATGATTATGTTTTGTGAAGGTAAACTTGAAACATTAGCAATGATGATAGAGCCACCGGACCTTAATCATTTCTTCTATTATAAAGATTTAGCAGATGAGCAAAAACAATTAATAACCAAACTATGGGGAATCAAATATGAGTAGTGAAACTAATATCTATCAAATGAAGGGAAACAATATGGGTAATATACATAAGAAATTACACAATGCTTGTAATCATGCGAGTGGTGTAAAGAAAGCAAACAAGGTGTCCGGAATGCCGTTCAACCCCTTATTACATGATGATGTCCAGAAAGTTGCAATGGCAGCTCTTTTGGAAAATGGTTTATATCCAACTTGCAACTACATTACAGATGTAACAGATAAATTTGTAGTGGTAACTTGTACAATGAAAATAACTGACATCGATGATCCAAAAACTTTTATAATTATCGATGGATGTACTGCAATAGGTAAGTTAGATAAATACGGAACGGGTCAAGCAATGTCATACAGTAGAAAGTATGCATTCTTAAATGCATTAAACTTAAAGACCGGTTTAGATTTAGAAGATGGTTACAATGCTAAACCATTCGAACAAAATTCTGTAGAGAAATCTGCAGAACCTACATACATGGATGAAACTGTTGATGTAGAACAGATAAAAGATGAACTCAAGAATGCAAAAACTTTAACTGAATTTAAATCAGTTAAAAATAAGTATCGAGAGCAAGTCCAATATCTAATTAAAAATAATTTACGAGCATACAGACAAGTCTCAGACATTGCCGGTACTCGTGAGTTACAACTAAATAATAATCAATCATAAAGATTGATATAACTAAAAGGATAAATATGGAAAAGATATACATTAACCTAGTCAAGAATGAGAAGTGGAGTGATCCAAAGGATAAAGTTCCTATGATGATTGGTCCAAAGAACATGAAACATCCAGATAAGAATTGGACCATTGGAGTAAATGTAAATGGTCAATGGTATAACCAAGCAGGTTTTGTTTCAAAAGATGAGAATGGAAACCCGAAGCCGGGTGAAATGACAATCATCTTAACACCAAGTGGAGCTGCAACTCAAAGTAAAAATGACTTTGCAAAAGCAGAAAGTGGTGGTAATAACGAATATACCTTTTAACTTAGGCTAAAGGGTATCAAGCAGGGTGGGGTTTTTTCCCTTTCTAATCGTTTTCCCCACCTTGCTTAAAAAAAGGATTTAACATGGCAGACAATATAAAAGAACCAGAACATTACACATCAAATAAAATTGAACCTATTGACTTTATAATTAAAAATAATTTTGATTTTTGTGAAGGCAATGTAATTAAATATATTTCTAGATATAAAAGAAAAAATGGTATTGAAGATCTTAAAAAAGCAAGACAGTATATAGACTTTTTAATCAAAAAAGAAGTTGATAAAAGTAAATAAATATGGCAAAATTTAAAAGAATTATCAATGGAGAGTGTCATTTTACAATGATTGAACTCTTTGATGATATAGAGAAGGCTACCAACCCTCAAAATAGAGGTGAGTTAGTAGAATGTAATATCGACAATTTAAGATTCGATAATACAAAAGTGAAAAAGGAGCATGATGGAAAACATCAAGATGCGTCTGCAAAAGCTAAAGGATCTTCAAGCGAAGAAACACAAGAAGTTCCTGGAAGCAAAACAAAAAGTAAATAAGTATCAACAAGATTCTTATGTTTTACTTTGGAAAATAGAGCAGACAAAAGAACAGTTAATGACTAGCAAATAGTTATTAACTTAATAGTTGAAAAAAAAGAAAGAAAACAATAGGGGATCTATGACCATAAATGTAAGCAAACACTATGATAATCACATTAAACATTTGGACCAAAATACTTTTGTCTATAAAGTTAAAAAAGCATTTTACCTTCTAACAAACCAGGAAGAAAGATTATATGAGGTAGGGTTTTCAGAAGGATTTTTGTATGCAGCAAAACTTTTGCAAAACCAACCAATAAAAGATTCCAATGATAAAAAAAATATTATTGGAGTCGCATACAAGAATGCAAACCTTGATACAGTTAACAAGATTGTAGAAAAAGTTTGTCAAAAATATCTTGTAAACAAGAACGATGTATTCAGTAAAGGTAGAACAAGAGATATAGTTAGAACTAGAAGTATTCTTTATAATCTTTTACATGAAGAATATAATGTAAGTATATCTTCTATTGGTAGAGTCTTTAATCAAGATCATACAACAGTATTACATTCATTAAATCAAAAACAAAACAAAGCTAATTATTGGGGAAAGGAATATTCTATATGGCAAGAGTACGAAGATCTGAAGAAAACAGTATTGGAATTAACTGGAGTCTAAAATATAGAAATAAAATTTCTGAACTAGAACATAAGCTAGAAGATACAGAAAAACATAACCGGGAACTAATTAGAAAAGTAAAAAGATATACTAAGATTTTTTACGAAATCCAGACTTCATGTTCTTGTAAGCCTTTGCAGAAATTGTTGAGTTCTTTTTTGATTTAGATGTGCCGGATTTTTTTTTCTTATTAATATTATAATACAAACCCTTTTTAGCAATCTTACCAGATTTAGTTTTGTGATAACCTTTTTTCATTACTTCTTCTTCTTTTTAGATTTCATTATTTTTTTTTGTAAAGACTTTGGTAGAGTCTTTTGTTTACTTGTTAGTTTACTTTTACCTTTTGATTTACCATACATAATATTTCTCCTTTTGTTGTTTCAATTTTATCTCACAATAATTATCAAAGCAAGAACCTTCTTTACCATCATGGCAAAAATATTCTCGTTTATGGGTTACTATCCAACCACCCTCATCACTCATTAACTGTTTGTCGCACTCTTTACAATGACCACAAACTAATGATTGAACCTTTGGTTTCTTCCATCCCTTTTTTTGCATATTAACATTTCCATCTTCTTCTAGCTTGTCTTATTCTAGAGTTAGGATCGTTCCTTGTTTTAGCAGAAGATCTTTTAAGTTGACCGGCAGATCTTGCACAATATGACTTTCTTCTTTTAGCTGCCTTTGATCCAGGTTTAACTTTACCTGTTACTGCAGTTTTTAATTTACTTCCAGGATTGGCTCTTCGATATGCCTTGACACCTTTAGCCGTCATACCGGCTCCAGATTTTGTGGATCTGTAGTTTGCGTTCTTACCTTTGGTAGTCTTTCTTATTGCCATTACTTATCTCTAACAGAATCTATAAAATTGTAAACTCTTCCAAACTGTTTATCAATACTCATTAAATCAGATTGAATCATTGTTACCATTAATTGAAGTTCTATAAGTGTGACTAAAGTCCAGGTAGCTAAACCCATAAGTATTGTACCAAGCAAAGCAATCAAGGCTGTGTTGGTCTTTCTTGTCACTTAGCAACCTTACCTTTGTTAATACCTTTTTTAATAACATAATCTTGTGTACCATTAGCACCAGTATTAACTTCTTGTCTCATGGATTTAAACACATCCATTTCTTTTAATTTTTTTTCTACTTTCTTTTTAAAAGATTCTAATACTTTGGTGTCTCTCA